ATACTTTAACTAATGCCAAAGTTATTGAGTGGTATCAAAACACCGTGGAAACAGCAGATTTAGATGGTTATTTTACTTGGCAAATATATGGAGTTGCCGAAAATGATGACATAGAGTAAGATAAAACCATGAAGAATACAGGCATAAACAAACCTCTTGATCACCAAGAGCCTCACACATATAAAGATCTTTGCAGTTGTTCTTATTCAACAGTAAAAGACCATGATGGTGCTATCCCTGGTGTAAAAGAGTCTGAAAAACCATTTTTTGATCTTTGGAGAAAAGATAAGGAGTAACTATGAACTATACCTACAGCAAAAAGAAACCTAGTAAAAAGAAATCTATGACTAAAAAACCTAAGTCAATGAAAATGTCTTACGGTAAAAAGAAAAAGAAGTAGGTAAGTATGGATAAGCTAGGAGTGCTTTGCACACAAAAGGAAGTGCTGCACGGTCAACGTGCACAAATAAGTTTAGATTTAGAAGTGCTGTTGAACAACCCAACTAGTATTCCTGAGCATACATCTTTTAGTATTGAACTAGATAAGCTCATAGGACAACTAGCAGAAGTTAATGATAAGATAAAGATTATTGATTTTTTAATATCAACATCGGAGAAACCAAATGGCTAACGAAAAATACATGCAAGCAGCAAAAGCTCGCAAAAAGAAAAGAAAAAAAGGTACACTTGCTTCTTTGTATGGAGACCCTAATAAAGTAACTCGCGGTGATATTATTACTGCAGCCATAAAAAATAATAAAAAATGAGACAGCCAAAAGAAGGTAAGACAGAGTCTAACGAAAGTTTAGGTAAAGTAAAAAATATTAAGATTGAGCATAAACCGCCTCAATACGCAGCTTCAACTGATGAATATACTCTTATGAGTCCAGAAGAAGTTTCAGCGTATTTTGACAATATACCTATGGATAAAAAGAAAGAGGAGAAAAAATAGTGGGTACACGAGTTCCGAAGGGCAAGGGCACACCCGGAGAAGTAAAAACAGTAGATGAAGTTTATAAAGTTGTCGACCATCAATTAAAACCCTACCAACCAAAACTAATAGATGCGGCAGGGATATCTGATAAGATTATTAGAAGGCGAATGGGAGTAGACCCAAAGACCCCATCGCCTGAACAGGGTAAAACTTACATAATAAAAAAACCAAAGAAAAATGGCAAGAACTAGAAAAAAACCCTCTCAAAAAGCTGTAAAGAAAAGTATTACTAAACGACAAGAAGCTTCTTTAAAAAGACACGGCAAACATCATTCTACAAAACATATGGCTTATATGAAAAGACGTATGCTTATGGGCGATACATTTAGAACTGCACACAAAAAGGCCCAGAACAAAGTTGGTAAGTAGTGGCTGCTAAGCGAAACTATCGTAAAGAGTACGATAACTACCATTCAAAATCTACACAAAAGAAACGCAGAGCTGGACGCAACAAGTCTAGGCGTATTATGGTGCGCTTAGGTAAAGCTAAAAAAGGCGATGGTAAAGATGTAGCACATAAAGATAACAATCCTTTAAATGCTAAAGTAAAGAATATTAGAATGGAATCGAAAAAATCTAATAGATCTTTTAAACGCACAAAAACATCCCGCAGGAAGAGAAATTGAACATCATTTGGTATACTATAATAATAGCCTTATTGATTATGGCAGGAGTTTTTTATATGGAATACATTGAAAATTTTTTTAAAAAAATGAAAAAAAGTTATGCAAAACTTTTTAAATGGGGATTAACACCCGATAAACCACAAGCGCCAAAGAAAAGAGGGCGCCCAAAAAAAGTAAAATAATGCCAAGAAAACCAGTAAAAAAGAAAACTAGTAAAAGAAAGGGGGCAACTCCTACTAATCCAAGCTTATATTCTAGAGTAAAGTCAGAAGCTAAACGTAAATTTAAAGTTTGGCCTTCAGCATACGCTTCAGGCTGGTTGACTAAGACCTACAAACAAAGAGGTGGGGGCTACAGATAGTGGCTAAACCAACGGGTGGACTCACTAAATGGTTTAATGAAGAGTGGGTTGATATAGGCAGAAAGAAAAAAGGTGGTGGGTATGCACCTTGTGGAAGAAAAAAAGCTTCTACTAAACGCAAAGGATACCCAAAGTGTGTACCTAAAGCGAAAGCTGCAAGTATGACTGCATCGCAGAAAAGGAGTGCTGTAAAACGTAAACGAGCTAAAGCCCAAGGCGTGGGTGGAAAGCCAACTAGAGTTAGAACTATAGCAAAGAGGAAGACAAATGCCCGCAAAAAGAAAAGGTAAAATGCCTGCAAGAAATAAGAAGAACTTTCGTTCTACGAAATCTGGTGCTGGTATGACTGCTGCGGGAGTAAAAGCTTATCGTAGATTAAATCCTGGTTCAAAACTTAAAACTGCAGTTACTGGTAAAGTTAAAAAAGGCAGTAAGGCTGCTAAAAGAAGAAAGTCTTTTTGCGCGAGATCTGCTGGTCAAATGAAAAAATTCCCAAAAGCAGCAAAAAATCCTAATTCAAGGTTAAGACAAGCACGAAGACGTTGGAAGTGTTAATTTTTTGCACTTTTTAAAAAAATGGCTTCACCAGATGCCCGTGGTGAACATATCTTAAAGTAGTTAATGTAATAAGTATCGTAAGAGCTAAAATGCAGTGGCGGGCTTCTCAGAGCGTGTAACGCGGTTTCGCTGTTTTAGTTGTCTTATATTGTAGTTTTCACCTGCATTTCGTAAATTTATGAGTTTTTTCTCAAGTTTTGAGTAAGTTCCCCATTCTTTTAGTTCAGTTGCGGTTCTTCCACAGCCTTTGCAACGTTCATCACCCCATTGAGTTACAGAACAAATTCCAACACAAGGACAATCCGCAAGACTTGCACAACAACCAATTGCTTTTGTTAATCTAGTAAACCGTGTTTCTTCAGTCATTGTTTTTTTCTACAACTTTTATTAGACGCTGTAGATACCACTCTGCTTTTCGCAAGTCCTGTTCTTGGTTCTTTTGTTCATACCGCCAAAGATATTTCATTACATTACCTTTACAGTACGCAGCAAATTGATCGTCTGTCATACTTGCTTGTATTGCACTTATGCACTCTATACCACCCTGGTTATAATGTGCAGGTTTGTTTACTGGGTCAAATTCCATTTAATCCTCCTTATTATGTAAACATATGTTGCTTATTTTGTCTATAAATTGTTCAATTGGCAAGGCACACTTGAGAAACTCGTCTAAAGTAAAAAATTCTTTTTGGAAGTCCTGGCTTACAATACAAAGATCCGGGGCCCCTAAAATGTAATACACAGGCATGTTGTAGTCATATTGTTTTTGTAACCAGATTCTTTGTTGTGGCGAAAGATCAACTTTTATTTTTGACGTGCCACGTTTGGGAAGTTGTTGTATATATTTGTATTCAAAAAAAGCAAACCCTGCTGGGCCTGAATAAAAAGTGTCGGGTACACCGCCATGATATGGATCATTGATTTTCCACTTATAAATTTCTTTAGGAAGTTTCTTGTGGATTTTGTTGATGAAGTCCTTTTCTTTCAAACTTTATTTCTCGCTCTCGCATAAGAAGCTGTAGATCATGCCAACGATAAAACGTTTTATTTACATGATCCCAGAACCAACCTTTATGTGTAGTAGAACATTTGCAGGCATGCTTGGGTTTATTACATTTATTACAATCTAACATTAAATACATCCTAAACTTAGTATACACGGCGCGACAGTATATGTCGCACCATGTAAGCAAAATAATTACTTAGATACGCTATCAAATACTTTTTTAGCGTGTTCGTAATCATCATCAGTAACCCAACCAACATTTTCTACGGCAATGTTATAAAACTTTTGCCCTGCACGGTTTTGGGTTTGTGAAGAAGACATCTTCCATAGAGAAGAAAATCTATCTCCACCTAAACGGGCGACTTGCGTGTTCCATTCTCTTGAGACTCTTAGCTTCGATGAAGCACAGTCAAAGATAAATGGTGTATCAAGTGCACCTGTTTTTGCATCTTTTTTAATTAAAAGATGAGATTGAGTCTGAGTGATGTCAAAATCATCAGGATTCAATCCTTGTGCAGTTAGAGAATCAATGGCATCTTTTTCAGTACTGTATGTACCTGCTAAGCCCCCACCTTTTTCTCGTTTTTTCCAAGCAACAAACTCTTCGGTGAATTTTACGTTAATAACGTAAAGTTCTTTTCCGTAGTTTTCTCTTGTTATGGTGTTGATAAAGTCACCTGGTTTGCTTCCCTCAATGTGTTCACTGTGGTTTTCATCAACTTCATTAGATAACTGTTGAAGTTGTTTAACCCTAGGGGTTTGCAAGTGATCTGCAGTAACGTTTTCGTTACCAAGACC